GCGGCGGACTATGACCAGGCCGTCCGCTATATGCTCTCTCAGGGGGAAAACACCCTGTCCCTGAAATACGATCAGGGCTTTACCGTTTCCAGTGCTCAGGAGGCTCTGAACAATGCCCTGCTGGCGGTCAAGCGGTACTGCGAGCAAGGCTATAACAACGCCTCCTGCTCCTATAACGCCGCCGGGACCATGATCCTGAAATTCAGCTCCATCGCCGGCGACCGTACCGAGGAATACCGGTCGGAAACGCTGTCTGCCGCCATTGCCGTCCATGACGCGCTGTGGCAGCAGGGGACCATTACCCCCGCCTCCACCCAGCGGGAGATCGCCTGGGCCTATTACCAGTGGATCGCCGCCAACTGCACCTACGATGACGCCGGGGACAACACCTCCGTCAGCCACCTGCCCTACAGCCTGTTTCATAACGGCAAGGCCGTCGCACCGGTTTATATTCCGACTGCTGTCAGTTTTGGCGTGAGCGTGGCCTGCATCATTGGTGCCAGCAGCGTGAATGCACGGCGGAATGCAGCGTTGACGGCTGCTTACACCCTGAGCGAGAGCACGCTGCGTACCTACCGGGACAAAGTGCTGGAGACTGTTGGCGAGGATAAGGAACGTGAGATCCGGCAGGCAGCGGCAATTGAACAGCAGCAGAAGACCCCGGAGACGCAGACGGTTGTTGTGAACCATGCTGCGGGACAGCTCAAGTGCTTTGACTCGCTGAGCGGAAGATATTTTACGGCGACCAAGAACGAGATCGACAAGGCCGTAAACGAATTCAACCGTCAACTGCGGGACGACATGCGGATCAGCCTGAACGAATGGTATGACCTTATTGGCCTGGACCAGAACAAGCTTGGCGATATGCTCGGTTGGGACATTGATCGCGGCTACATCGAAACTTGCTACGCTTCACGGCTGGATGAGGAAGGTATGCCGTGTCTGGTGGTGAACTACGTGGAACCGCCGCACTATATCGGAGTCTGAGACGCGAAAAATTCATTCTACTTTATGGAACCAGAAAGGTTCACATTTAGGATAAATCTTGAAAGGAGATTTTATTATGGACGAAATGAACAACATGAACGAGGTTACTACCGAGGAGACTTCTAACGAGATGACTCCCGTGGTTACGGAGAACAATGAGGTGAAGACGGAGGAGAACTCTGGCATCAACACCTGGGCGGGCATTGCCGCTGCTGTTGGCGTGTTGACGATCGGTGCAATTGGTGCCGGCATCGCAAAGCACAAGGCAAAGGCAAAGACCGAACCCAAGGCTGAGAAAGAGAAGAAGCCGAAGAAGCACTTCGAGTTCCAGTGCCCGGTGAAGATCGTGAAGGACGAACCGGAAGAGATCGAGGATGTTGAATGCAAGGAAGTCGAAGAGACTGAAGAAGAGAACTAATGTGAAAGGTTCAGGCGAGAGCCGTGGAGAAATCTGCGGCTCTTACCTTTTTATTTTTTGAAGGGAGAATCCCAATGGCTGAAATCAAACTGCCCTCGAACTCCATTACGACGGGCAATGCCGAAAAGCATGAGAAGAAGTTTGAGAAGGTGACGACCGGAAAGGTTGTGACGAAAGAGAAAAATGATATTCAGAAGGTAGCTTCGATGTTTATCGCAGAGGACCTGAAGACCGTGCGCGACCATATTATTAAAGATGTGGCCGTACCGAAGATGCGGGATTTCTTTGCAGACCTCATGATTGCAACCGTCAACATGATATTTCATGGTGATGACCGTCTCCGTAGCAACTATAGCAATTACGCCCAGCCGAGTCGTGTCTCATACAATCGGTACTCTGACAACCGGAACTCAAACCAGAACCGTCCGGTAGCGGCACAGATCAACTATCAGGACATTATTTTCTCGTCCCGAGGTGATGCAGACGAAGTGCTAAACCAGATGATCGATGCACTGGCGACCTACAACTGTGTCTCTGTGGCCGACCTGTATGATTTGGTTGGCATGACCTCGAACTACACGGACAACAAGTATGGCTGGTATGATCTGCGTACCGCATACATTCAGGGCGTTAGCGGCGGATACGTCATCCGTCTGCCGAAGCCTGTTGTACTGAACAACTGAGAAAGGAAAGATATTTATGAAAATGAACGAAATGATGTCGAATGTCAGTCGCTTTGCAGCAAAGGCGAAGTTCAAGATCGGCAAGCACAGCCCGGAGATCCTGATGGTCTGCGGTGCTGTTGGCGCAGTGACCAGTGCTGTTATGGCCTGTAAGGCGACCCTGAAGGTCAATGATATTCTGGCTGCCCATCAGTCCAGTGTTGCAACCATCCACGATGTGCAGGATGGCAAGGCTACAATCAAGGAAGGCACCGAGTATACCGAAGAGGATGCCAAGAAGGACCTGACTACGGTTTATGTCCAGACTGGTATGAAACTTGTGGAGCTGTATGCACCTGCTGTCATTCTGGGCACGCTGTCCCTCGGCTGCATGGTCGGGTCCAATCACATCCTGCAGAAGCGCAATGCAGCTCTGACGGCGGCCTATGTCACGCTGGACAAGGCGTTTAACGAGTATAAGGGCCGTGTATCTGAGCGCTTCGGCGAACGGGTACAGCACGAGATCGAGCACGGTGTGAAGGCCGTCGAGGTGGAGTCCAAGGTCGTCAACGAAGATGGCACCGAGGAAGTGGTTAAGTCTTACATCGACGAAACGGACGGCGTGCACTCGCCCTATGACCTGCTGTTTGATGAGATGGTGGACACCTGGGAACCGGATGCACAGATCAACAAGAACTTCCTGAGCATGGTTCAGACTCATGCAAGCAACCAGCTGCGTACTCGCGGCTACCTGTTCCTGAATGAGGTCTACCGTATGATCGGCAAGTACAACAATGGTCAGCAGATCTACAATCCTCAGGGTCAGATCGTCGGCTGGCTCTATGATCCTAACAATGAATCTCTGTCCAACTGTGTGAAGTTCGGTCTGGACAAGATGCAGGGCGACCGTTCTGTTGTGCTGCACTTCAACGTTGATGGCCCTATCATTGACAAGATCTGATTGATATTTTGGGAGGATTCGCTATGACCAGAGTCGTAAGAACTTTGTCTTATGTGTTCGCTGCCATGGCCGGAGTCTGCTTCGTCTCTGGTCTGGCTGTCCTTTCTGAGTGAGGGATATTTGTATGAGCAGTTTGGAAAACATGTTTCTGTTTCTGGACTACCTGACCGATACTCAGCGAAAAAGGCATATTGTTGGTGGGGTTCTAATGAGTGTGTCTCTCTTTTTTGGAGGGCTCGCGTTTACTATGATGACCGTTAAAGAAGGAGATTCCAATGAAAAACTGGATTCGTGATATTTTACTGGTTGGCGCTGGCTTTGCGGCTGGCGCTTATTTCATGCATGTTCGGATGCGCGGGGAGTATCAGAAGTTTGCTGATGCTCAGATCGAAGATGTCCGCGAGCATTACAAGAAAAAGGAGCAGCATATTGACGAACAGATCAAAGCTGAAGCCCAGAAGCAGGCCGTTGACCTGATTTCTGGTCCTTATCGTCAGGAGAGTGACCAGGAAAAGCCGGACAAAGCACCTTTTGAACTCATCGAGATCATCGAACCGGATGAGTTCGGCGCCGACGATGACTATGAGACCAGCTTTCTGACCCTGTTTGCAGATGGTGTGCTGGCCTACGACGGCGACGGCTCCAAAGTGGATGACGTTGAAGCAGTTGTCGGGCAAAAAGCTCTGGACGAGATGGGCAAATTCATGCCCGACACGATCCATGTACGCAACCATGCCTATCACAAGGATTTTGAGGTGGTAAAGGCGCTCCAAAACTACGCAGATGTATATCGGGAGCGGGAAGAGGAGGACTATGGCGATTGACGAAATGAAAGCCGACATCGAAAAAAGATATTTCGATTGGCTTTATGAGCTGGTCTGTGGAAAGTGGGAGCCGAGAAACCTCTCTTTCCATAGGCTGCTCGCTTTTTTATACGATACGCAGTTCATTCCTGACAATGAGATGGACTGCAATCGTGCCGTAGACGGCGAGAATCTGCGGGACAGATTCCTTGACCAGCAGAATGATATTTCGGCAAAGGATATGAGGGCTGTGACCGAGACTTTTATGCACAAGCCCTGCAGTATGCTGGAGATGATGGTAGCGTTGGCACTTCGCTGCGAAGAAACCATCATGGAAGATGCAGATATCGGTAACCGGACCGGACAGTGGTTCTGGAGCATGATCGTCAGTCTCGGTCTGGCTTCGATGGACGACAATCGGTTCCATCAGAGCCGGGCAGAGTTCGTGATCGAGCGCTTTCGCCGCAGAGACTACCAGCCGAACGGTGCAGGCGGCCTGTTCACACTGCAAAACCCGAAGGAAGACCTGCGTACGCTTGACATCTGGTACCAGATGATGGCGTACCTGAACGAAAATGATATTTGAGGAGGACTTATCATGGAAAACAATATTTACTATCAGCTCGCCCAGACTGAATGTGCCATGGATCGTTACAAGGCAAAGCTGTTCAAGAAGAACCTGGCTCTGATCGGCATGGCAGGCATTGCATATCTGTTTGCGAAGGTGTTCGTTGTGGAGTGCAAGAAGGCGGTTGACGCAAAGAAAGAACGCGACGAGTTGGCTGAGAAGTATGACATCGCCATGGACGAGCTGAACCGGATGAAAAAGACCGAGGAGAACAAGTCCGTCCACTGCGACGGCCATGCTACCCTGACCAACGATTGATATTTACCTCGAAGAAAGGAGGAAATTGATTAACAATGATTGATTTCCTTTTCATTGCCCGCAGAACGGGCAAACACGGGGTGATTGAGATTTATCCCAAACTTATCATCAAGCATTCAAAAGATCTGATGATTCGAGGCGGGGACTTCTACGCAATCTGGTTGCAGGAACGCGGATTATGGTCTACGGACGAGCAGGACGCACTGCAGCTCATCGACAGAGAACTTGATAATTATGCGGATGCACACAAGGCGGACTTCGACAATTATCGGGTGCTTCACATGTGGGACGCGGAATCCGGCATGATTGATATTTGGCACCGGTACTGTCAGCGACAGATGCGGGATTCGTTTGTTATGCTCGATGAGAAATTGATATTCTCCAACACCGATGTGAAGAAGGAGGATTACGCATCCAAGCGGCTTCCGTATCCGTTGGAGCAGGGAAGCATCAAGGCATGGAACGAGCTGATTAGCGTTCTGTATGCGCCGGACGAGCGCATGAAGATCGAGTGGGCAATCGGTGCCATTGTAAATGGGGACTCCAAGAAGATCCAGAAATTTATGGTGATGTATGGCGCACCCGGCACAGGCAAGTCTACCGTTATCAACATCATACAGAAGCTGTTTGCTGGATATTATTCGGCCTTTGATGCGAAGGTGCTTGGTTCATCCTCAAATGCATTTGCGCTGGAAGCATTCAAAGCAAACCCGCTGATCGCAATCCAGCACGATGGTGATTTGAGCCGCATCGAAGACAACACTCGCATCAACTCGCTGGTCTCTCATGAGTCCATGACAGTCAACGAGAAGTTTAAGTCTGCCTATGAAAACCGCTTCAAGTGCTTCCTCATTCTTGGTACCAACAACCCGGTGCGCATCACAAATGCAAAATCGGGTATCGTTCGACGGCTAATTGATGTGGAGCCGACTGGGAACAAGGTGCCTGCTAAGAAGTACGAGGAACTGATCTCACAGATCGACTTCGAGCTGGGGGCCATTGCGTGGTATTGCCGGAATGTCTATGAGAACAACAAACATGCCTATGACGATTATATTCCCATCCGTATGCTGAGTGCATCCAATGATATGTACAACTTCATGGAGGACAGTTACTATGTCTTCAAGAAGGAAGACGGTGTTTCGCTGCAGGTTGCATGGGAGATGTACAAGAACTTCTGCACGAGCACAAACGTTCCGTACATGAGTTCCCGGCGGGTCTTCAAGGAAGATCTTATGAACTACTTCCGCGATTACAAGGAACGTGTCAACACGGACAGTGGTGAACGTATCCGCAGCTACTACAGTGGTTTCAAGACAGAAAAGTTCGAGAAGAAATCGGACTTTGGAGCGTCGATTCCGGAAAAAGCAAAGTCGTGGATCGATTTCAAAGTTCAGCACTCGGTTCTGGATGATATTTGTAAGGACTGCCCTGCCCAATATGCCAATGAAACCGGAACACCTACTCAGAAATGGGAAAAGGTAAAGACAAAGCTGGCGGATCTGGACACGAGCAGACTACATTACGTCAAGGTGCCTGAGAATCACATCGTGATCGACTTTGATATTCCGGGAGAGGACGGCAAGAAGTCCTTTGAACGGAATCTGGAAGCGGCAAGCAAGTGGCCAAAAACCTATGCAGAACTGAGTAAATCCGGTGCGGGCATCCACCTGCATTATATTTATTCAGGAGATGCTTCAAAGCTCAGTAGAATCTATGATGAGCATATCGAGGTCAAAGTCTTTACCGGGAAGAGCTCACTGCGGAGAAAGCTCTCGAAATGCAATGATATTCCGGTAGCGCCCATCAGCTCCGGTTTACCAATGAAGGGAGAAAAAATGGTTAGCACTGATCGCGTCCAAAGTGAGAAAGCGCTGCGTGTCCTCATCATGCGCAATCTCAACAAGGAAATTCATCCCTACACCAAACCGTCCATCGATTTCATCTATAAAATTCTTGAGGACGCCTACAACAGCGACCTTACCTATGACGTGGATGATATGCGTAACAGTATCCTGGGCTTCGCTGCATCAAGCACGAATCAGGCGGATGCATGCCTGAAAATCGTGTCTAAAATGCACTTCAAATCCAAGGAGCCGACTGCAGTAGTAACTTATGAGGCACCGATCGTTTTCTTTGATTGCGAAGTGTTCCCGAACCTGCTGTTGGTCAACTGGAAGTTCCAAAGCACACCGGACAAAGAGGAACCGACAGTCTACCGGCTCATCAACCCGAGCGCAGACGATATTGCAAAACTCGCGCAGTATCGGCTGATTGGCTTTAATAACCGTAAGTACGATAACCACATTCTCTATGCCCGTATGATCGGGTGGTCGGTTGAGGCAATTTACAATCTATCTCAGCAGATCATCAACGAACATACGGGCTTTTTTGGCGAAGCGTATAACTTCTCTTACACTGATATTTACGATTTCAGTGCCAAGAAGCAGAGTCTGAAGAAGTTCGAGATCGAGTTGGGTATTCATCATCAGGAGCTCGGACTGCCTTGGGATCAGCCTGTGCCGGAAGAGAAGTGGGAAGAAGTTGCACGGTATTGCGATAACGACGTTCTGGCAACAGAAGCCGTGTTCAATGCTCGACACGCGGACTTTGTTGCCCGAGAAATTCTGGCGGATGTGGCAGGTATGACGGTCAACGACACGACCAACAGTCTGACTACGCGAATCATCTTTGGCAAAGAGAAAAGTCCCAGGCTGGTCTATACGGATCTTGCCACCGGTGAATCCGACGATTTGATTGAGGTGGAGCCTGATATTCTCACTAAGAACACTTATCTCAATGCTTTCCCCGGATACGAGTGGGTCAAAGGCGAGGATGGCCGGATGCACAATATGTTCCGCGGTACGGATTTGGGTTTGGGTGGCTATGTCTATGCTGAACCCGGCATGTACTGGAATGTGGCTCTGCTGGACGTGGCGTCTCTGCATCCGCATTCGGCAGTCGCGCTCAACTACTTCGGCGAGTACACCAAGAACTTCAATGACCTGATGGATGTTCGTATCTATGTCAAACACAAGGAGTATGACAAGGCCAAGAAGCTCTTCAACGGTAAACTGGCCAAGTATCTGGATGATCCGAAGCAGGCGAAAGCATTGTCGCAGGCTCTGAAGATCGCTATCAATTCGGTGTACGGTCTGACCAGTGCAACTTTTGAAAATCCGTTCCGAAACCGGAAGAACGCAAACAACATTGTAGCCCTGCGTGGTGCTTTGTTCATGCGTACCTTGCAGGATGAGGTGCAGCAGCGCGGATTTGCAGTGGCGCACATAAAAACGGATTCGATCAAGATCCCTGATGCAACACCGGAGATCATCGACTTCTGTATGAAATTCGCTGAAAAATACGGATACACCTTCGAGCACGAGGCTACATACGAGAAAATGTGCCTTGTGAACGATGCTGTGTACATTGCCAGATATTTGGATGCAGACCAGTGTCAGGCGCAGTACGGTTATATGCCGGAAAAGAACGAGGAGCACAGCAGGGAGTGGACAGCCACTGGAACACAGTTTCAGATTCCGTACGTGTTCAAGACCTTGTTCTCGCATGAGCCGGTGGTATTTGCGGACCTTTGCCAGACAAAGACTGTTTCCAAGGGCGCTATTTATCTGGACAAGAACGAAGACCTGCCCGAGGGCGAGCACAAATATATCTTCGTCGGCCGTGTTGGTTCGTTCTGCCCCATCAAACCCGGATGTGGTGGTGCTGTACTGCTGCGGGAGTCTGGCGTTAATGATGCTGGAGAAAAGACCTATGCAGCAGTCGGAGGCTCCAAGGGCTATCGCTGGCTTGAAAGTGAGATGGTTCATGAACTCCAGATGGAGAAAGATATCGACCGTTCTTATTTTGACAAAATGGCCGATGATGCTGCAGACGCCATCGCAAAATACGGTGACTATGAGTTGTTCGTAGCGGATGATGCTGGCATGCCCCCTTGGCAGAAACCTGATATGCCGTGGGATGACGTTCAGGACGAGGCTGCAAGAAATTTTGAGGTGAGATAAATGAGAAAGGATTATTGGAATTGGAACATGTGCCCTGATTTGCCCCCAGTGGTGCTTATGGACAATCATGAACTCACAAGGGCTATACACAAAGGAATGGCGATTGACTACTCTCGCCAGTCTATGGAGCAGGCCAAGAAGAATGATATTGTGAAGTTCGGCATGTGCAGTGTCAGCATCTGCAAAGTCATCTTCAATGATCCGGCAACGGTCGTCCTGTGGTCTGACGGGACCAAAACCGTAGTAAAGTGTGGCCCGGAAGATACTTTCGATACGGAAAAAGGGCTTGCCATGGCCATTGTCAAGAAGATGGCAGGCAATGATAACCGGTTCCATAAGGTCTTCAAGCAGTACACTAAGAAGAAAAAGAAGGAACCTGGCTCTATTGGTTCGATCTCGGACATTATGGCCGGTCTGAACCAGGCTGCAGCGATTACGGTAAAGACCGTACACGAACTCGCCCACATAACTGCCGCAAAGGCTGAACGAGGAGAATGAAGGTGAAATGCCCGTTTCAGAAGTACGAGAGCGAGTATTCGGCACATGAAAAAGGTCAGTTTATGGACTGCTATGAAGAAGGCTGCATGGCATATCGGGCTGAAGCAAAAGATTCCGACGGATGAGTCCGAGTCAAGGCTGGCTGCCGGTTGATCGACGAATACGTTGAGCACTCTACGCCGTTCAATAACTACAACACATTATAAATAAGGTAAGGAGATTGATATTTATGTTCCAGAAGCGTCAGAAAGTAAACATCGATGATACCCGTTTCATCTTCCAGACTAATTTCTCCGGTGATCCCACCAGTGACCGTTTTGGCTCGGACAAGCGCCGCGTCAACATCGTGATCCCTACGGTTGAGCAGGCCATGGATATGAAGGCGATGGGCATCAACGTTAAGGAGACCCACCCGAACCCCAACTACACTTATGACGAGCCGTTTGTGCCGACCTACTATGTGCCGGTCACGGTCAACGTTGATTCCAAGTGGCCGCCGCATGTCTACTGGATCACCCTGCAGGGCAAGCGCCTTCTGTGCACGCCGGAGACAATCGGTCAGCTCGACTTTATCCGTGTCAAGAACGTCTGCTGCCAGGCAAATCTTGTCGAAAAGCGTAATGCTCCCGGTGAGTATACTCTGTACGCTGATGTGATGTACGTGGAGCAGGCCCCGGACAACGACCCGTATGCAGACCGTTACGCACAGATGGCCGAACCCAACGACCCGAACGATTTGCCGTACTAAGGAGGATAACATGAAGAAACTGTTTATTAGCTGTCCGATGCGTGGTCGCACGGAATACGCCATCAAAGCATCAATGGAGCAGATGCATCGGATTGCAGAGGCCGTCTTTGGTGAAGAACTGGAGGTCATTCCGACTTATTTTGAGGGCGATCCTCCTGAGAATAGCAACCAGGCTCTCTGGTATCTCGGTGAGAGCATCAAGAAGATGTCGGAAGCAAACTACTTCATTGGCATCTACGACGAGGACAAGAGCTATCGTGGCTGTATCATCGAAAACCGCACGGCGAAAAGCTACGGCATTCCGTCCTACATTGTGAACATCAGCTTCATTGCACCGGATGTCATCGAACAGAAGCGCATTGATGAGCGTGTAGCAAACCTCGAAATTTATTAAATGATATTTCTGAGTGCCGAGGTTAGTCCTCGGTTGAATGCCCAGCCAGTGAGTGCCCACGTCGCAAATGGCGTTCTCAGAGGCAGCAGCTCAGACTTATATTTTGATTTTTGGAGGTTGAATTATGAAAGTCTTGAGAATCCAGCCCAAGAAGTATCCTGAAGTTATTGAAATCGACGGCTCACTCAAATCTCTTCAGAAAGAAGTGGCCGGCCCGATTCAGGCGGTCTACCCGTGGGACGATCCGGTTGCACTTATCTGCAATGAGGAAGGAAAACTGATTGGTGTTAGCTTTAACCGGACTCTCATGGATGTAGATGGTACACCTACTGATGTGATTGCCGGTACATTCCTTATTGTAGGGTTGACGGAAGATGACTTCGGCGACCTTTCGCAGGAGTACATCGACAAATATGAGAAGCTGTTCCACCAACCGGAGAAATTCTGGCATGAGATCGACGAACGGGGAAGAACTCATCTGAAAATCGATTGCTGTGATCCGGAAGAGTAAGACACTCTAAAATAAAACAACCTGGAGCCGTGGAGAAATCTGCGGCTCTTTTATTTTGGGTCAGTAGCTTAGTCTGGCTGAAAGCTGGCAGCTCATAACTGCTTGATCGCGGGTTCAAATCCCACCTGACCCACCATGACATTATGTCTGATATTTAATGAAAAAGGAGAGCGGACTCGATGACTATTTATGAAGCACTCACGGAAACCCAGCGTCGGATCATATGCGATGGCATAAAAGATAAGAATCGTACCATCGACAAGGAACTTGAAGATCTTGACACAATTGCAGAAATTACCTTGCTGAAAATAAAATACAAACCTATTAACGCGAAAAATACTTGATGCTTTATGAAAGGAGATGGTTTGAATGACCAGACAGGTTTATATTTATGGACTTGGCGGAGCCGATAAAATGTATCGAGTGTTGGCTTACCATTTCATTACGGAGGAAGACATTACAATTAACAATCTTGTATATTGGGCCTCTATGCTGAGATTACATAATCCCAGTGTGGAGTCGGTGTACGCGATTGATAATTATCACGGACTGCGGAATGATTGTAGGGCAAGCATGTACAGAAGTACAATCGAAAACTGCGCTATTTTCAAGAACATTCTGGAAACACAGGGCATTCGACTTTAGGATCGAGAGAGCTGCAGAGAAATCTGTGGCTCTTTCTTTTTACGAGGTACTGACATGGAAGACAAATTGCACACATGGAAAGTCTTTGAGCACAATGGAAAAGAGCTGTTTGCCTATACGCTATTCGGCGAAGGCGAGGATGAAGAGGAGGCAACGATTGCATTACTGGCATACGAGAACCATTGCCGTCCTGAAGCTATTCATGTACACAAGGAAGTGAGGCGAACGAAGTGTCTGGAGTAGCACTGTATGATTACCAGCAGGATGCAGTCAATCGAATGCGAAATGGCTGCATTTTATGCGGTGGTGTCGGCAGCGGAAAAAGTCGGACAGGTCTGGCGTTCTACTACATCAAGAATGGGGGGCAGATCAACACCAAGCGGTATGTGAAGATGCACGATCCTCCGCAGGATCTGTATATCATCACGACGGCACGCAAGCGAGATACACTCGAGTGGGAAGAAGAAATGCTTCCGTTTATGATGACAACAGATGAAAAAGCGGCCATGTATCATCATAAGGTTGTGGTGGATTCTTGGAACAACGTCAGAAAGTATATCGGGGCGAAAGATGCCTTCTTTATATTTGATGAGCAGAGAGTTGTTGGCAGCGGGCAATGGGTCAAATCCTTCCTGAAAATCACGAAGGAGAATGACTGGATTCTTCTGAGCGCTACTCCGGGAGATTGCTGGACAGATTACATTCCAGTGTTTATTGCAAACGGATTCTATAAAAACCGGACGCAGTTCAACAATGAACACGTAATCTATAGTCGTTTTTCCAAGTTTCCGAAAATTGACCGATACATTAACACAACTCGGCTTATCAGACTGCGTGATAGGATTCTTGTGGATATGGACTTCAAGCGTCCGACGATTCCGCACCATGAGACCGTGTATGTGGATTTTGACCGGCTAAAGTACAAGGAAATCCATAAATCTCGCTGGAACCCTTATGAAAATCGACCTATTGAAACGGCCAGCGAGTTCTGCTATTTGCTGCGGAAACTTGTGAACACTGATCCTAGTAGGCAGCAGGAAGTTCTGGATATTTGCAGAACAAAGCCGAAGGTCATCATTTTTTATAACTTTGACTATGAGCTGGATATTCTCCTGCATCTTCCTTATGGTAACGGCGTAGAAGTGGCTCAGTGGAATGGTCACAAGCATCAACCAATACCGGATACGGACAAATGGATTTATCTTGTGCAGTACAACGCCGGTGCCGAGGGCTGGAACTGCATTAAGACGGATACCATTATATTTTATTCCCAGAACTACTCCTATAAGGTTATGGAGCAGGCTTCTGGGCGGATTGACCGGTTGAACACGCCGTACAAGGATCTGTTCTACTATCATTTGAAGAGCAGAGCGGGCATTGATCTGGCGATTTCAAGGGCACTGAACTCAAAGAAAGCATTTAACGAAAGGAAATTCTATGGAGGTTGAAATATGAATATCTCTAAGAAAACTCGCAAGAAAATCCAAAGTATCCTCCTCAGTAACCACTTTGGCGAAAGTGGAGAGGATTTTCGTACACACCTGCACCGAACAGTCCGCTTTCGGCTATCTGGAAGGAAATTGTGGTGAAGCTAGATGGCGAAATCATCGGGTATTTACTCGATGATAGATGCCATTATGAGTCGGCGGGCTCTTGTGCTCGGCGAAAAGTTATTCAAGTTATCAAGAGTCCGGAGCAGTTCTTCCATCCGAGATGCCATTTTGCAAGACAGAGTAAGCAGGCGGCTCATCGGCTTCAGAAAATGGGTGAAATAAAACTTGCGGAACTCTTTTATAGGGACACTGCGTTCCTCACCATTGTCAATATGTGGGATGATGAGTTGCAAGAATCTGATTACTCATTTTTGATGCAGGACATTCCTACTGCAATACTGGAAGGAGAAACTAAATGATTAAAGATAGTGGAGATCGCACGGAATTTGAAACCGGTGCAAAGCGTGATATGCATGCAGGAAAGGGGCGGATGGATCTTCTGCCTTGGTATGGTATCATTGAGGTCAGCAAGCACTGCGAGGAAGGTGCGCTGAAGTATGGTGAGCACAATGTGGACAAGGGCATCCCGCTGCATTCGCTGCTGGACAGTGCTTCTCGGCATCTGGCAAAGTACATGGTCGGAATGGACGATGAGGATCACCTGCGCGCTGCCTGCTGGAATCTCCTCTGGGCACTGAACCAGCGGGTGACCCATCCGGAATTGGATGATAGGTTTGCAGTAAAGATGAAAAGCTCGAACGATGAACCGCTTATCACAGTTGTCTGCAGTTCCTGTGGTAGTCATTTTGAAGCGCCGACTGAATGGTGGGTCCGCAAAAGGTCACAGTATACCAATATTCCAGACGGAGCGATGACGACTTGCCCTCATTGTGGGAATGTAACAATCGTTCGGGAGGTGAAGCCTGATGAATGACTGGATGCGCGAAGTGGACTATGCGACCTACTGTCCGAAGTGCAAGAACTTCAATGTGCTGGAGACGGATGAACCCTGCAACGAGTGCCTGACGGAGTGTGCACGGGAGGGCAGCAAGAAGCCCGTGAAGTTCGAGGAGAAGGCGCGAAAATAACAAGTTCCTTTATGAGGTGAACTCATATTTGAAAGGAGATATTTGTTATGAAAAAAGCATTGAAGGTTATTGTAAAAATGGCATGTACGTGCGGTGCCGTAGCATTACTGCTGTTTGAAGCTTATGACACATGTATTAGACCGAAGATCAATATGATCAAATCTGAGACATGGAACAAGGCTTGGGACAGCGGGTATAAATACGGATATCACAATGGCCGTTTTTGCGGACTGTATGATGCACTTAGAAACGAGTATATTACACATGAGGAATATGAGAAACTAATTAGAGAAGATTAAAGGTGAAGAGCCGTGGAGAAATCTGCGGCTCTTTATTTTTATCATCGAATGGAGAATTTTAATGAGACGCATACGCATAAAGTGCCATTATTGTGGAGAATATGGCTCTTTTATCAGTGAAGAACGTGTCGAGGTTATTCCTGAAGTCAATCTTACGATGACCGATATGAATTCGTTAAATGCTATTGCTGGAGTGTTGGCCGCAGATGGCCATTTTGAAATGGCCGACATTCTGCATCATATCCAGTCTGAAACAACCAAAATCGTAAAATATCAGGAATACAAAGGAGAAATCTAAAATGAGAAACATGTCGAAAAAAACTTGGAAGCTGCGGGTTCGGAGTTGCATGACTGAGATGCAGAAGTTGGATATTCTGCTGAAGCACGCTAAGGTTCCGCATACTTATGGACGCCGTTGGCCAGAGATGGATAGACCGGACAATCAGGAGTTTCTTCCTGGCGGACGGCATGATGGTGGTGAGCAAATTATTGCATATGATGCTGCTGGAAATCGTACATGGGATGGCATTTGGGGTTGGGGTTCCTATGGCTTTGAGCAGGGGCTTATCGAGGCGATGGGTGCGCAGCTGCTTGGCCATGATGACGTAGAAGGTTGGCTGACTGCTCGTCAGGTTACAAAGATGTGGAGGTGCAGGAAATATGCTGCAAAAAATTGCTGAGTATGCCAAAAAGATATTCCGCATGGAGCCAATCCCGACGACAGTCAATACGCTGCGGGAGGCTTTGCAGGCCTTGGAGGTGGCTCGGAACCACTTCGAGCACTGTGACCCGGAATTTGTGGATGCGGCTATTTTCGAGTTGAACGCTGCGGAGTGCCGGGTGGATGCAGTTAGGAGGTGTGTGGGGTGACAACATTCTATTTTCCAGCTTACAAATGCAGCTTATGCGAACAGAAATTCAATGATGGTCTCTGCTATGTCGGTTTAGCCGATGCTCTAAATCATGTGCCTGAATTGAAAAAATATGAACCGGTTCACCACTGCGATCATGGAAATATTGGCTTTGGAAAGTTTGCAGGTTTTGAAAGGGTTGACGAAAAGTGACTGATATTTGGACGAAAGTTGGCAAATTTCTTGGCCGGGCTATTGCGCTGACACTTATTTTGTGCGCTTGGGCCATCATTATTGCATTCACGCTGAAGGTGCTTTGGTTTATCTGGTTTCGGATTCTGCTGTGAGGTGCGATATGATTGACTACGAAGAAGTTGTTGAGGCCATATGGAGGTACGACATCCCTCGAATCGACATTGATGAGGATGTTACGACGCTTTATGCGGATGGCAAAGCTTTTGCACAAGTTATTCGCAGGCCTGACGGGTCACGCGAGGACTTGTATTTTGAGGATTACGAGCTTCAAAAAGATACCCTGATCAAGCCGAACGCTAAGTTGCGTGATGTGGTCGAGCTTTGCATGAATGGCGACATTAGCTACGTAGATGTCCGTGAATGGTGCATGGAGAATGATATTTCACTTGGACAGTTCGACAGGTGGCTTTATGGTGCGCTGAGAAAGTCTTATACCCCTTCCCGGGTGAAGCCGAAAGAACCGTGGCCATATCGTGTGGTGGCGGGCTTAAACCGGGTACTGGAGATTCTGATTGACTCGATTTTGGAGGATTTTATATGAGATGTTGTCCGGTATGCTATTCAAAAGTGAGGCCAACTGTATACGGAACAGCGACCACTGGGACAAGCCTGGAAATCAAGTATAAGATTCAGTGTCGGAATTGCGGATTTGGATGCGATAAAGCAGGCAGTGTCATAGTGCAATATGATGAAGAAACGATGAACCCAATAGCAGATGATCATGGCTTACGGAAACTTATTAGAGACTGGGATTCTATTTTGCGAGATCCTGATAGAGAAAGGCTGGCTGATATATGAAGTACATATTTTGGTTTGAATGTACCGACAATGGTGGTGGACATCAGGCTTTTGAAGTCAAAGCAGAGAATAAGCAGGAGGCCATCAAGAAGGGCATGGCGTTTGCAAAGAAACATGCTTCGGGTGATATCTGTGGGGATTGGGAGTGCAAAATGATATCGGAGTGGACAACATGAACAACGACTTCGGAGCACTTACGATACTTGCACCTAAATGCCAGAAGTGTCCGAAGGTGGAAACTTGCGATCATAAGCAACTGGCTCATCTCGGATACATTATCCCGATCGAGGATATTGGCATCAGTATGGTGGCCCAAAGAGGTAATGGAAAGAGCCTCAGTCAGCTCGAAATGGTGGATTCACTGATGAAAAGGAGATTTAATTATGAAAATCGTTGAACCTAAGTACGAGATCCTCACTGATATTTCTGAGGGTGGCATCAAGGAGCTGCAGCAGATTGAGCGCGTTGCCCGGGTCTGCTACAAGAGCGAGGATAAGATCACGCCGGATGGGGAGTCTGCGAAGAAGCTGGTGGGCTTTCTGGTGAAGCAAGGGCACGAGGCCATGCTTGAGCATTCTCAGCTGAGCGTGCTGTTCACGTGCGATCGTGGCATTGCCAATGAGCTGGTGCGGCACCGAATTGCGAGCTTTGCGCAGGAGAGCACGCGGTACTGCAACTACTCGAAGGATAAGTTTGGTGGAGAGCTGAGCTTTATTCGGCCGTTTTATATTGATGTGACCGACACTGACAAGAAATGTGAAAGCGCAGAATATACGCCTGGCAGCACTTGGCTTGATTCCTGCGAATCTGCAGAAATCCTTTATAAGGATATGATCGCACTCGGTATGCGTCCCGAACAGGCTCGCTGCGTGCTGCCGCTGTGCTTGAAGACTGAGATCGTGGTCACGGCCAACTACCGTGAGTGGCGCAACATCTTCAAGCTGCGTACTCCTGTGGCGGCCCATCCTCAGATGAGAGAACTGATGTGCCCGCTGCTGAAGGAACTGCAGAGCAAGATCCCGGTGGTGTTCGATGATATTTACACGTACTGGCCGAAGGATGACCAGACGGGAAAGGGTTCTATGGTGAAGTGATGCGAATTGTGCTGCTCGCAAGCGTTATTTTGCAAGCTATCGCGATTGGAATGTCTTTTGCTGAGAACATCGGCAAAGAAAAACAGAAAATCATCAGATATACAGGATGGTTCTTGCTTCTGGTTTACATGATATTTGGATGAGGTCTTTGCATGGCGAGTAGTGCTTGGCAAAGTCAAACGAACGTCAGTAGATAAAGAAAACGGATGGGAGAAGTCTGTATGATAAGATTCTTGCTTGCTGCTTTGATGTGCTGTCTATATGTGCACGCATTCATGAGCGGTTTCAGGATTGGCACCCGTACTAGGCGAGAGGGCAAAGTTGTGCATGTAACTGTGCCGGGAAAAGATATTCTGAAGTGTATGCTGGTTCTTGGGTGTGGTATGATCACAGCGTTCACTGTACGGCTGTAAAGGAGGGTGAACTTGTGACTAACCAGACACGAAATTTGCTGAGATGCTTTGGCTTAGAGATGTTCCTTGTGAGTTTTGAGACACTCGGCGAAGCAATCGATATTGCACGAGAGAGTCTTTTGGAACCTGGATATCATCGTGATTACTATAGTATTCTCGGCGACCGTTACGGAGTCTCACGAAAAAAGATCAATGATGACATTCGGCGAGCAGTCGCTGTTGCGTGGCGTCTTCATCGGGATATCATGGAGGAGACTCTTGGTGAGATTTATGAACGGCCCCCTACACCTCGTAGATTTGTTTATGCTGCGGCTGACTATCTGAACAAAAAAGAAGTAGAGGAGATGAGCGACTGATGAAAATCGGCATTGACAGCAGCTAGAAATTGGCTGAAAAAGGACGTTGGCGAATCGTTCAGCGTCTTTTTTCTTTGCCCACTTTTGAAATTTCTGCCCACTTTTTTCTGGGCAAGGAGGTGAAAAAATCATGAAATTCTATTCTAGGTTAGGAAATCGGATGCTTTGTTCACAAAATTTTCACATTTTCCAGCCATTTGCCCACTTTCTGCCCACTTTTAAAATCAAAAGTGGGCATGATTTTCGGACAAAATATAACGCAAATACGTTGATTTTTTAAACAAAAGCGCCTTTCTGCCCAAAAACCCACTTTTATTTCTATTTACACTATAAAAAAATAAAAATATTATATATAGTTAAGAGAAAAAAGTGGGCAAGTGGGCAGAAATCAAAATTCACGAATAGTTCAAGTCTTTTAGCTTGTAAGAACCCAACCAGCGTTGTATACTCAAAATGACCGTTGTACACACCGATTAGATGCTTATGAGGTAATAAAGATGGCTTATATGAACCGCTTTATCAATGACGATGGCTTCGAAGAATGGACCACTACGGATGCTGCCGGAAACCTGCTAACCTGCTACGCAAACAAGTTCGTGGAACTGCATACGAAGATACCGGTATGTGAGTGCGGAAGGCCGATGACTGAAGAAGTACAGGGTTACTGGACTTGCAGAGAGTGCGACATCACAAAGACAGAAGATGAAATCAATCATCCGATTAAGTTGGATGAGTATGAGTCGTCGAACCTTGAACTGAGCGAGGACTACGGAAAATTTGAATACGACGATGGCCGAATGTTAGAAGCCGGTGTGCCAGACTGGTACCTGTTCTTCTACCAGCATCGGCCCAAATGATATTTTTGACTAAGAGGCGCAGAGAAATCTGCGTCTTTTTTATTTGCTGTAAAATCCGCTTAAATCCGTTATTATCCGTTAGAATCCGCGCGTAAAATACTGTCCCTTTTATGGAGAGGAGAGAGTGCGTCCCAGACGCGCTACTCCTCTTTCTTTTTGGAGGAGATTTTATGCTGGAAAACCAATTCAAGACAAATCTGGTAAGAGAACTCAAAGAACGCTTCCCTGGCTGCATCGTCCTACACATTGATCCCAATGAGATTCAGGGTATTCCTGATCTCTTGATTTTGTACAGAGACCGATGGGCAGCACTCGAAGGCAAGCGCTCCTTGAATGCGCCTCATCGACCGAATCAGGATTACTATGTTAATCTGATGAATCAGATGAGTTATGCTGCGTTCATTTGCCCGGAAAATAAGGAGGAGATTCTGAATGACCTTCAACGATCATTCGCGTCTGAGAGGACAACACGCTTTTCTTAGCGCTAGTAAGTATAACTGGATCAATTATGACCCTGACAAACTTGCTGTTGTATACACCAACTTCATGGCCACCCAGAAAGGCACCGAACTGCATGAGTTTGCAGCAAAGTGCATCGAGCTCGGCCAAAAGCTTCCCCGTTCAAAGAAAACCCTGAATAATTATGTCAACGATGCCATCGGCTTCCGTATGACACCTGAGCAGGTTTTGTACTATTCTGATAATTGCTTCGGAACGGCAGATGCTATCTGCTTCCGAGATGATATTCTCAGAATCCACGACCTGAAGACCGGAGCGATTCCGGCGCACATGGAACAGCTCCTGATTTATGATGCGCTGTTCTGTCTCGAATACCGAATCAAACCCGAGAAAATCCAGATCGAGAACCGCATCTACCAATCAGATGATATTCTCATCGCAAACCCTTGTCCTGATGACATCAATCCGATCATGGATAAAATTCGCGAGTTTGATCCGATCATTGCAAAGCTGAGAATGGGAGTGTGCTGATATGATGAACCCGGTTGAGAAAGATTTGAAGAGTTACTTTAGCCTTGCGTATGGCGGAGAAGACGATACTCTTGAGCATTACGGCACCAAGCGCCATTCTGGTCGTTATCCGTGGGGTAGTGGTGAAACTCCGTATCAGCATTCTGGTGACTTTCTGTCCCGTGTCGAGAAATATAAGGCTGAGGGTATGTCTGAGGGCGAAATCTTGAAAGCTATCAATGATACGCTTCCGCCCGAATATCAGCTCGGTGCCACTGAGTTTCGTGTCGCTAAAACCAAAGCTGGACATGACCGTAAAGCTCAACAGTGGGATGATATCCAGAAGCTGAAGAAGGAAAATCCTAATATGGGGTGGACTGAAATCGGTCAAAAGCTTGGGCTTCCTGAATCCACGGTCCGCTCTATGTACAAGAACGGCGTTGGCACCAAGAAAGATCAGGCTGAAAAGATCGCCGAGACCCTGAAAAAAGAAGTTGATAAGAAGGGTATGGTCGATGTGTCTGAGGGTACAAATCTTACTCTTGGTGTATCAGAAGGTAAGATGGACGAGGCCATTTATATTCTTGAAGCAGAACATGGCTACAAGCGTTATGGCGTTGGCATCAAGCAACCTACCAACTTTCGTCAGCAGACCAACATCACTGTTCTGGCAAAGCCTGAATACGATCAGAATTATGCCTATAAGCATCAGGGTGACATTCAGTCTTTGGGTGACTATCATTCTGATGACGGCGGCAGTTCATTTCGTCAGCTGCAGCCTCCCTCAAGCTTAGACTCGAAGCGTGTGGCAGTTCGTTACGGCGATGAAGGCGGTCTGGCAAAGGATGGTGTCATGGAGATTCGTCGCGGTGTTCCTGATTTGGATCTTGGCAACTCCCATTATGCTCAGGTCCGTATCATGGTAGATAACAGCCATTATCTGAAAGGCATGGCCATGTATTCGGACAAGATGCCGGATGGTGTTGATGTTATGTTCAACACGAACAAGCCTTCTGGCACACCTAAGATGAAAGTGTTCAAAGAGATCAAGAATGATCCGGGCAATCCATTTGGCGCTGCTATTACTGCGGAAGGCCAGAGCACCTACATCGGAAAAGATGGCAAAGAGCACCTTTCTCCCATCAATAAGTTGAAATGGGAAGGCGACTGGGATGATATGTCCAAGAACGTTTCATCTCAGTTTCTTTCCAAGCAGCCTCTGCCACTAATCAAGAAACAGCTTGATCTTACCATGGCTGATTACAAAGCCGAGTATGATGAGATCATGCACTACACGAACCCGACCGTTAAGAAAAAGATGCTGATGGACTTCGCAGAGAAGTGTGATGGAACGTCTATGACACTGAAGGCATCGGCTTTCCCTGGTCAGGCAACGAAAGTTATTCTGCCGCTGGATAAGATCAAAGAAACGGAAGCTTATTGCCCTACATATGAGAATGGCACTCAGCTTGCATTGGTTCGATATCCTCATGCGGGCACGTTTGAGATCCCCATTGTCACTGTCAACAACAAGAATGCTAGTGGCAAAGCAAATCTTGGCAATGTCCGCGATGCGATTGGCATCAGCTCTAAGGTTGCTGAACGCCTGTCTGGTGCAGACTTCGATGGTGACACCGTTATGGCTATTCCCATGAGTGATAAGGTGCGCATCAACTCCACTGATCTTCTGCCCGGTCTGAAAGGCTTTGACCCGAAGACTTCATATGCTGTTCCGGAAGGCAATCCGAATAACGTGCGTCTGATGAAGAAGGATGAGAAACAGAAAGAGATGGGCATCATCTCGAACCTCATCACCGATATGACGCTACGCGGGGCACCGCCTGAAGATCTGGAGCGTGCAGTGCGCCATTCGATGGTCGTTATCGATGCGGAGAAGCATAAGCTTGATTATAAGCGCTCCGAGAAAGAAAACGGCATTCAGGAGTTGAAGCGCAAGTATCAGATCAGAACACTTACAGACGAAAAAGGTAACGAGTACGAGAAGTATGGCGGAGCATCCACACTGCTTTCCCGTCGTAAGCAGACTGTCCGCATCCCTGAACGTCGTGGCAGTGTCCACATTGACAAAGAGACCGGCAAACCTATTTATAAGGAAAGTGGCCGTGTCTATAAAGACAAACAGGGTAAGGAGCATAAGGCAGAAACCGAGGTTAGTCTGATTTCGGTAACAGATGATGCGCGCACGCTTATGTCCTCGAAGTCTGGAACCGCGCAGGAAGTGTTGTATGCAAACTTTTCTAACTCGCTGAAGGCCCTGGCCAACAAGGCTCGCAAGGAATCTGTCAACATGAAGGGAATCCAGCGTGACCCGGCCGCAGCCAAGGAGTATGCAGCTGAAGTGGCATCCCTGAACGAGAAGTATCAGGCAGTCCTAGCCAATAAACCGAAGGAACGCCGTGCCATGATTATCGCGAACTCTAAGATCAAGGCAATAGTCGAAGCTCGTGGTCTGGATTACAACAATAAGGATGATAAGAAAGAGATTAAGAAGATTTCTAGCGTCGAAATGCAGCGTGCTCGTGAGCAAGTCGGCGCTAATAGCAGTAGGACCAAGATTGTCTTCAGTGACCGCGAATGGGAAGCTGTTCAGAAGCATGCAATTTCTGATTCCTTGCTGACAAAGTTCTTGAATTCTTCTGATTCAACCGAAATTGTCAAGCGCGCAATGCCGAAATCGACTACAAAGCTTTCGCCTGCCAAATTGGCAAAAGCCAAAGCGATGCTTGCCATATATACGTATGATCAGATTGCGGAAGCCCTTAATGTTCCGAAGTCTACGATTTATGATGCACTGAACAAATAAGAGCAAAAGGAAGCGAGAAATATGGTTCGTTGTTTTCTTACTACAGTTGACAATCCTTACGATCCGCATGACCAGTTCGATCAGTGGTATCGTTTTGACTGCGACCACGGCTACAATTCCTGCGGCCTCCTTGCGCGGCTCGCATACACGTCCGATCAGCTGTCTGATAACGAAAATGCTTACGAAATTGAGCAGGCAATCGATCAGATTGTCATGGCTGATCCGTTAAACCTGTATCGAAAGGTCAAAAAGACCCTTCCTGACCCAGAAACTGGCATAAACGCTGCTTAAACTGACGCTTAGACAGGGGGAGGGGGGTCCAAAAAATCCACCCCCTCCCTAAATCGCGCCGGTCTTTGATATTTCCCCGGGGGTAAAATTGATATTTGGGCTTTGGGGTGTAGACCAGAGCCTGTTTTGGTTTTTACCCCTGATGCGTTCCCGATCTGTTGTAGAAATACAATGGATCGGGAGTTTTTGTAAGGGCTCATGAGATAGTGTTTGAACCTTGTTCTCTTGGTTTTCATGATTCACCTCCTAGAATCTCTGATCCACAATTGATCTCTCCTTTCAATGACGGGCTTTTTGCGCAGACACAATCACCCCAAAAACAGCTCTCATGAACCCTTACAAAAACTGACGGAATGCAAAAGTAGTCAAAACATGGTGAAAAGTGATGCCAAAAGTTACAAAACACGGCATAAAGAGCCGGAAACTCATGTGAAAGGATGACAACTGCATGAAAACCCGAAAAGCTTCTTCTGGTGAGGATGTCGGGTTGCGTCCGGCATTGTCTCCTGAAGCAAGAGAAAACCAAATGATATCCTTGGCCGTAGACCTTGTTGAAAAGCGACTGCGCGAAGGAACTGCATCCAGCGCGGAAACAACATACTACCTGCGGCTGTCCGGCAGCAAGGCACGGCTGGAAAAAGAGAAGCTGGAAGAAGAAAACAAATTGCTGCGGGCAAAGACCGAGGCGCTGCAGGCGGCAAAGAACACTGAGGAAATGTACGCCGAAGCAATTAAAGCAATGGGAATCTACAGTGGTAAGGACGAAGAGGATAACAGCAATGATTGGGCTTGATAAAATCTGCTTCTGGCTGATGGCGGCGATGCCGTGGATCATGCTTGCATGTTTGTTCACAGACCGAGAACGACCAACAAGCAAGCGGTACTGGTGGTATTTGCCTCCTAGTATTCTGTCACTTTTGACGGCTATTGCGGTCGGGCTTCCACAAATTATTGATAAGTGGTTCGGCGGATTTGGCTGTTGGTGTACGCTGATTTTTACATTTATATGCGCTTACCATGACGAAATGGAAGGCCATAAGAACCTGCATAGTAAGTTGATTTGCCTCTCTATGATCTGCACGGTATTCGCCATGATCTGCTGGGGCGTGAGCTGCTTATGAAGACCTATACTGAACTTTGTCAGTATGCAACGTTTGAAGACCGCTTCCACTATTTGCAACTGCACGGTACGGTTGGATACGACACCTTTGGCTTTGACCGGTGGCTAAATCAGAGTTTTTACCAGTCAAGAGAGTGGCGGCAGTTCCGGGACAGGATCATTGTGCGGGACGCTGGGTGTGACCTTGCGTGCAAAGATCACGAGATCACCGACTGGGTGATACGAAACGGCAAACCCATCCGGCCGCGCATTATTATCCACCATCTGAACCCGCTGACGAAAGAGGACGTGCTTCAGCACTCAGACGCACTTCTGGACCCGGAAAACGTGATCTGCGTGAGCGATCGGACCCACAAGGCCATCCACTATGGAGATGATACGATCCTAAAGCCTGCATTTGCCGAAAGACGACCTGGCGACACATGCCCATGGAGGAAATGACATGTACCCTGTACGAAAATTCAATGTTGCGGAAGCAGCATACAGCACAAACCTGCGGCTGAAGATGCAGGAGGCAGAAGGAATGGTGCGGTGTATTGCACCAAGCCGGGAACGCAGTCTGGCACTGACGAAGCTGGACGAGGCATTGTTCTGGGCAAATGCGGCCATTGCAGCCGAGGGCGTGATGGACCACGAGGAATAATAAAAGGAGGAAAACAAAATGGACAACGAAGCTATGATGAACCGCGCAAAGCAGCTGGTGGTGGACTACTTTAACGCTCACGTGGACGTGACCGACGGCAAGAAGCTGACGATCAAGGACGTGTTCATTGTATGGTTCAGTAAAACCCTGCAGAACTGGAAGGCGCTGGTGAGCACCACCGTGTCTGACGGTATGTACTACGAGATCACCCACGACGGCGATAAGGGCGAGACCTATCTGGACGCCTACAAGAAGTGGGACAACCAGTGCATTGTAGACTGAGGTGATCGGAAATGGACAGTATCCTTACCTCGGTGAAGAAACTCCTTGGACTGACCGAGGAGTACACGGCGTTTGATGCAGACCTTATCATGCACATCAACAGTGTGCTGATGATCCTGCGGCAGATGGGTGTTGGGCCTCAGGAGGGCTTTGGCATCAGCGATGCAACGGCAACATGGAGCGAGTTTTGCCAGAACAGGGCAGACATTGAAGCGGTAAAGAGCTATACGGCGCTGAAGGTGAAGATGCTGTTTGACCCGCCGCAGAGTTCCAGCACGATGGAAGCGACCAAAAACCTTATCAGCGAACTGGAATGGCGGCTGTATGCCGAGTGCGACAGGGAGGAGAAACAATGCGGATGCTGAAGTTTGCCGTGGAAGGGCAGCAGCTGGCAAAGCGCGGTGATTTTGCCGGCGTGACAGCCGGAAGCAAAGGCTATCTGCGCTGCCACTTTGAGCAGAGTGACCCGGAGTGGCTTATGGCCAAGAAAATTGCTGTGTTCAATGACGAATATGCGGTGACTGTGAGCGCGGAAGGTGAGTGCGCCGTACCCGACGAGGTGACGGACGGAAAAAGCTTTAAGGTGTATCTTGCTGGCCAGAATGGCAAGACGCGAATGATAACAAACAAGGTACTGATCGAGCAGGTGAAGTGACATGGTGGATTTGGACAAGCAGTTTGCAGCAATGGCAGATGTGAGCGAAGAAGATACCGCTTACGATTTTGTGATCGATGAAGACCTGCGAGTGATCGCTGTGCCAGAACGCGGTGTGGTGCTGGGCGTTGAGGGAGATAAAGACGCGAACCGCATCCGATTTAGAATGAACAAAACATGGCGCGGATACGATATGTCGAAGTTTGACCTGCGCATCAACTACCAGAATGCAAACGGTGACAAAAACTATTACACGGTGACGAGCAAACACACTGAAGGCAATGCGGTGGTGTTTGACTGGATTGTGGCGGCGGATGCTGTAGCGTATCAGGGCGATGTGTTCTTTATTGTGGTGGGCCTTATTACCACTGGCGGAATGGTGAACTGTGCGTTCCACACGACGCTTGGCAAGGCAAAATGCCTGGAAGGCCTGGTGGTAGACACAAAAACTGACATTTCTGAGATCCGGGACTTTATGGCGACGCTGAAGGCGGAAGTGGAGGCATACGGACAGACCTTTGTGAATGCCGCTGCCGCCAGTGCAAAGGCAGCAAAGGCCAGCGAAACAACTGCTGCCAGTTCGGCCAGTGCGGCAAAGACCTCGGAGACAAACTCCGTGACCAGTGCGAAGGTCGCAAAAACGAGTGAAACGAATGCCAGCACCAGCGCAAGCGCAGCAAAGACTAGCGAGACAAATGCTGGTACCAGCGCCGCCAGTGCTCAGGCCAACGCAAAGAAAGCCGAAGCGGCGCGAGATGATGCCAATACCAGCAAAACCGCAGCTGCTGACAGTGCAGCAGCCGCAAAAAAAGATGCCCAGACAGCATCCAGCGCGGCCAGCACTGCCACAGGTGCGGCCAGCACTGCCAGCACCAGCGCAAGCGCAGCAAAGACCAGCGAGACCAATGCTGGCACAAGCGCATCCAATGCGAAGGGCAGCGAAACAAAATCCGGTGAATACCTGCAGGCCACAAAGGAATATTTCGAGCAGGTGCGCACCATTACGCTGGGCGCGCAGGGCTGGTATGAGACCTCAGACGCCCTGACTGCTGCGGTGCCCGTGGGTGAAAACGGCTGGTGGGCTGTGGTGGGCACCACGGACAGCATCTGGGTATGGGACTGCGACACCAATGCCTGGCGTGACAGCATGGTGACGGTAAACATGAGCGACTACTACACCCGCACGCAGGTGGATAAAAAGCTGACTGACAAAGCAAACAAGACCGCCGATGACCTGAACACGATGATCAACGCGCTGACCACCGATGCTTCGACCCCTACTGATGCGGACTACTATGTGAGCCAGTACGTTGGCGGCGGCACCAGCACCACCACCTTCCACCGCAGGCCCATGAGTACGCTGTGGGCGTACATCAAGAGCAAGGCGGAAAGCGTATTTGCGGCCAAGAACCACGCGCACAGCTACGCGGGTTCTGCATCTGCAGGCGGCAGTGCTACCAGCGCTGTAAAACTTGACACTGCGACGGCGGGCAGTACTACCAAGCCGGTGTATTTTTCTGGCGGCAAACCAGTTGCGTGTACCTACGAACTGAAAAAGACCGTACCCGCAGATGCGGTGTTTACGGATCATACCTACGACGCTGCAACCGCAAGTGCGCTTGGCCTCGTGAAAATTGGCTCGAACCTTACCATTGCCAGCGGCCTGCTGAGCCTGACCAAAGCCAATGTCACAGCGGCATTGGGCTACACACCGCCGACAACCAACACTACCTATGGCAATGCCACCCAGCGCGCGGCGGGTTTGATGAGTGCTGCCGACAAAAAGAAGCTGGACGGGATCGGCAGCGACATCACCACTAGCGGTACAAATTATATTAGATTCAGCAATGGCACACAGATTTGCTGGCTCGAATTCGGCGAATGGCCTCGCAAGAATTACTATCCCTATTTTCAGTTTCCTGTGCCATTTGCTAACACAAATTATGGTGCCGGTTTTACTCTTGGCGAAAGCATAACCTACAGCACCAACGTAGAATGTTACGTATACAACCGTACTACTACTGAATTATGTGTACGCAGTGACTATAAAGGAAGTATTGTCGTCATAGGTCGCTGGAAGTAAAGGATGTGCAGCATGGAAATCAAAATAGGATATGCCCTTGCAAAACCTGTGGAGACACAGGCGCAGTGCGATGCATACACCGCTATGGTGGAAGCAGTAAACGCCCACAATGCCGCCTGCGCTGTGGGCGATACGTTGTGGAGCATCGCGGATAAACCGGGCTGCTACGAGGTAACGGACGGCGGAGTAAAGTCTGACCCTGCGGACCAGCCCAAACCGGAGCCGACACTTAAAGAGAAGCTGGAAGCACTGCAGGAAGATAACAAGACACTGAAAGAAGAAAATACGATGATCAAGCAGTGTCTGATGGAAATGAGCGAAATCGTATATGCTTAAACGAGTTTACAGAAAACTGGAAAGGACTGTTTTTATGATGGCAATGTTGTGGGCACAGGAGATCATGAGCTGCGAGACGACCGAGGAAGCAAAGGCAATGTATGCCCGCTGCCCCCGCCTGCTGAAGGAGAAGGTGAAAGCCATTCTGGTGAAGAGCGGCTTTGAGGAAATCGTACAGTAAGGAGCTGAGGACAAGGCGAACGCTGAGAAAATTACGGAGCAAGGGTCTGTAAAGGCTGATACATAAAACAGGAGCTGAAAAATCAAAATGGCACTCTCGAACACGGCAACGCCGATCTACTACGGCCGGTTCCGGGAGGCCGTGATGCGCGGGGAGATCCCAGTTTGCAGAGAGATCAGCATGGAGATGAACCGGATCGACGACCTGATCGCAAACCCGGGCATCTACTATGACGATAAGGCCGTGGAAGGCTTTGTGAAGTTCTGCGAACGGGAACTTACCCTGACCGATGGCAGTGACATGAAACTGCTGGACAGTTTTAAGCTTTGGGCAGAAGCGATATTTGGCTGGTACTACTTTGAGGAACGTACAGTGTACAAGCCCGGCCCCGACGGACACGGCGGCAGATATGTGACAAAGCGCATCAAGCACCGGCTTGTGCGAAAACAATACCTGATCGTGGCACGCGGCGCGGCAAAGAGCATGTACGACAGCTGTCTGCAGCAATACTTCCTCACCGTAGACGGACACACGACCCAGCAGATCACGACGGCACCCACCATGAAACAGGCAGAAGAGGTCCTTAGCCCGGTACGCACAGCGATTGCGCGGGCAAGGGGACCTCTTTACCGTTTTATGACCGAGGGCAGCTTACAGAGCACGACAGGCTCGGCAAGCGCCAGAATGAAGCTGGCCAGTACGAAAAAAGGCATTGAGAACTTTCTGACCAACAGCCTTTTGGAAATACGCCCCATGAGCATTGACAAGTTGCAGGGACGGAGAGACAAGGTTGCAACAGTTGACGAATGGCTGAGCTGCCCCATCCGGGAAGATCCCATTGGCGCCATTGAGCAGGGCAGTTCCAAAGTGGAGGATTACCTTATTGTTGCCACAAGCTCGGAGGGTACGGTGCGCAACGGATGCGGCGATGACATCAAAATGGAATTGATGAGCATCCTGAAAGGCGACTACGTGAACCCGCATGTCTCTATCTGGTACTACAAGCTTGACAGCCTTGACGAGGTGAATGACCCTGCCATGTGGGTAAAGGCAAACCCGAACCTTGGGCAGACCGTGAGCTATGAAGCTTACCAGCTGGACGTGGAAAGAGCTGAGAAGGCCCCCGCCAGCCGCAACGACATTTTGGCAAAACGCTTCGGCATCCCGATGGAAGGCTACACCTTCTTTTTCCCCTATGAAGAGACACTGCCACACCGGCACAGGGACTTTTGGGAATTGCCGTGCGCACTGGGTGCAGACCTTAGCCAGGGTGACGACTTTTGCGCATTTACCTTTTTGTTCCCGCTGGAACACGGATATTTTGGTGTGAAGACGCGGGACTACATTACAAGCTACACCCTCTCGAAGCTGCCGCAGTCCATGCGCCAGAAATATGACGAGTTCATGCGGGAGGGGACACTGGCCGTGATGGAAGGCACCGTACTGGACATGATGGAGGTTTACGACGACCTTGACGCCTTTATTGAGCAGAGCCGGTACGATGTGCGGTGCTTTGGCTATGATCCATACAATGCAAAGGACTTTGTGGAGCGGTGGGCCAGAGAGAACGGCGAATACGGCATTGAAAAGGTGATACAGGGCGCAAAGACCGAGAGCGTGCCGTTGGGTGAGCTGAAGAAGCTGAGTGAACAGCGGAAGTTGTTGTTTGACGAAGCGCTGATGCAATTTGCCATGGGCAACTGCGTTACGCTGGAAGACACAAACGGCAACCGCAAGCTTCTGAAACAGAGATATGACCAGAAGATCGATGCGGTTGCCGCTATGATGGATGCGTATGTAAGTTACAAGGTGAACCGGGATGCGTTTGAGTGATTACTTGATTACAGTTTTGGTGCTGAGAATTTGCTTGACAGCTCCTGTTGGAGCTTTGCTGAACGAATAAGTATAGCCATTTCCGTCAGTTAAACTCATGTCATATTTAGAAAAACTGATTTGCTCGTCCCAACCACGGTCATAACTAAAATGAATAGTAATGCCGTCTTTGAAACTGCCAGAAACAATTTTAGCTCTCATGGCTGTTTCGTCGCCGTTTCCGTGGGCAAAATAATAAACCTCATGGTTCGCAAAGTCAATGTAGTAATAAACACGATAACTTCCCGTGTTCATGACATAGCCGAGAGCTGTATCTTCTTCACCGGAAGTGGATTTAGAAGCAGTTGAGGAACTCTGTTCGGTTGTATCCGAAGATGCTTCGATCCCATATACAGCCATCTGTTCCTCAACATATTGGTTCATGTCGACGCCCTCAGGGATATCGGAAATGGGGCCGTCGTAGGAGGATTGAATGAAATCTGAAGTGCGCGGAATGGTATAAGAGCCATCAGTGCCATCAGAACGGGTAACCTGGAGGCCATCGTCCGTTACAGTAATTGTTTCATCCCAGCCGTTGAGGTAGTTGAAGTGGACTTTATAGCCGCTTTTTGCATTGCCCGACGTGATGCGACCAGTGATGCCTGCTGCGTAGGAGTCCGGCGCTTTGAGGAAATAGCGGACGATACCAGAAGAAGGCATGACCCAATAGCACTCGCTGTACTCGGAACTTTCGGCTCCGTAGCAGAGTTCTTCTTCAGTGGTTTCCTGAGAAGAATCAGATGAGCTACTGGAAGAATAGAAGCTGTGGTACAAAATGACGATGGGAATGTCCATGGGATACCATGTCTCTTCTTTGAAGTCCGGGGCGCCATCGACCGTGACTTCAATAACGTCGTTCTCGGTTTCAAAAATCCCGAGGATCATGTCACCTTTGCCTTCGGCTGTAACATTGATAAAGCCGGCATCTTTCAGCTGCTTGACAATATTGCGGTAATCACCGTAATCCGAGATGACAGGCATCATAACTTCACCCATTGCAAGGTGGGAATTGGCAACACGCTCCTCTTCCAGTCTGGCAAGCTCGGCACTATGAGCTGCCTGTTCCTGTGCATGCCGTTTGCTGTTTGACGAAGAGACACCCGCCGAAATTAGAAGAACCAGAACAAGACCGCCGGCAATGAGGCATTTTTTGGTATTAGCTCTGTAATAGTTGATGGCTTTGGCGACAGACTTGCCAACCTGACGGGCGTATTTTTCGTTCTGAGCAGAACGGTATTCTGCATAGGCACGGGCGTCGGCTTCTTCGCGTGCCTGCTGCTCCTGTTTTTTGCTCTCGGCTGCTTCTGCCTCACGCTGTTTGCGTTCTTCCTCGGCACGCTTTTTGGTACGCCACTCTTCAAATGGAGAAGCGAAAGCATCGACGAGGCGATATGCGAAATCTGCGGCAGTATGTCCGCAATCTCTTTTTTCCGCTGGTTCAGCAGGCTCGGAAGGTTCTGCCGCATTGCGGACAAAAGGCGCAATTTCGATTTTGGCACCGCAATACTCGCAGAACACAAAATCACGTCTGGAATCTGTGATATGGAGCTTTTTACCGCATTCAGGACAGGTGATCGTTGCCATGTCTTTCATTCCTTTCCTTACAAACAAAAGCTGTTAAAGCCAGTATAGCACTGAAACGGGGATAAAAGCAACAGGCTATGAAAGAAATCAGTTCAAAGCCATAAGACACAAAAAGAAAAGGAGGAGTTTTTCAAAATGGATTACTGGGAATATCTTGCACATGGCCAGAAAGGTGCCGAGCGGGACGACCACCGGTACTATGCCCGCGAGCTGGTGGGCAACAGGGGCGGAAAGAACGTTTACCGCTACTTTTACTCGGCAGAAGAGTATGCCGCTTACAAGAACGGCCGCAGCGGTGAAAAGAAGAGCATTGGTGCACAGAAAGCGGAAATGGATCGCCGCCGCGCACGCCGGGAGGGCATCACTGCACAGAAGAAAGACATGGACACCGCCCGCAGCAGGGCTGAGCACCAGCAGAGCGTGGCGGGCCAGAAGAAGGTGCTTGACCGTGCACGCCGCAAAGCAAGTATTGCAAGCACTAAAGCCAAACTGGATGAGCGCCGTGCACACCGCGACAGCGTTGCAAGCCAGAAGAAAGCCATGGATGTGGTCCGGGAACGGGAAGAACACAAGAACAGTGTAGCCAGCCAGAAAAAGAGCCTTGACCGTGCACGGCATAAGGCAAGCGTTGCTGCACAGAAAAAGCAGATGGATACTGCCAGAGCGCGCGAAGAGCATAAGGCGAGCGTTGCCGCTCAGAAAAAGGACATGGACACCGCCCGTAAACGCAATGAGCACCGGCAGAGCATCCGCCGCCAGAAGGTGCAGATGGATGCAAAGCGCACCCGTGCAAAGCGTCGGAATGCAAGTAAGGCTGGCCGTGATTTTCTGAAGCGGGTCATGGACAACATCCGCAGTCGCAAGAGTTACAGCCCCAAGAAAGTGTGATGCCTATGGTAAGAAGTGAAGAACTTTACCATTGGGGCATCAAAGGGCAGAAGTGGGGCGTGCGGCGCTACCAGAACCCGGACGGCACCCTGACTGCGGCGGGACGCAAGCGTTACGGTGCAGAGGGCGAGACCGGTGAGGAAAAGCCCGCCTATGCCCTGAAAGCACCGAAGAAAAGCGCCGGCGATTACACCGACGAAGAACTGCGGGCCCAGATCAACAGGATGCAGATGGAAAAGCAGTACCGCGACCTTGCAGGGCAGACCAATGTGCGGGAGGACGACCCGAACAAGGAACTGAAGCTGGAGCGAGAGCGGCTGCAGCTGCAGAAGGACGTGAAGAGCCTGAAAAAGGAGATCAACGGCGGGCAGACCTTTGTGAAGACCGTATTCACGAATGCAAGCCAGCAGGCTTTGACCAAGATGGCTACGGGTGCAATGCTGTACGCCGGAAAAAAGACGGTGATGTCCATCTTCAACAACCCTGATCTGGCGAATGCTGTCGGCACGGGCAGTCTGGATAAGGAAAAGAAAGACGACAAGTAACACCGGGAGGAAAAATTCAAAATGGAAACAGAACTGAGTTTTGGTTCCCGGCTGAAGCACGCCTGGAACGCTTTTCTGAACCGGGACCCTCCCCGGAACTTTGGAGGATATGCGGGCGGATACAGCTACCGACCTGACCGGGTGCGGCTGACACGCGGAAACGAGCGGACGTTCGTGACCAGCGTATACAACCGCATTTCGATGGACTGCAGCGCCATCACGATACAACATGTAAGGCTCGATGGCAATGGTCGGTTTGATTCGGTCATTGAATCGGGCCTTAATAATTGCCTGAATCTGGAAGCAAACCTCGACCAGACGGGCCGGGGGCTTATGCAGGACATTGTGATGAGCATGCTGGACGAGGGTGTGGTAGCCGTGGTGCCGGTGGAAACGAACTTTGACCCGAGCCAGAGCGACAGCTACAAGATCTACTCCATGCGGGTGGGAAAAGTGCTGGAGTGGTACCCGGAGCATGTGCGGGTGCGGCTTTACAACGACAAGACTGGCCAGAAAGAAGAGCTGGTGCTTCCCAAAAAGACGGTGGCCCTGATCGAGAACCCGTTTTACGCCATCATGAACGAGCCCAACAGTACCATGCAGCGCCTGATCCGGAAGCTGAGTTTGCTGGACGTCGTGGACGAGCAGGCAGGTGCAGGAAAGCTGGACCTTATCATCCAGCTGCCCTATGTGGTGAAGAGCGAAGCGCGGCGGGAGCAGGCCAACAGGCGCAGGCTGGAAATTGAGAACCAGCTTCGCGACTCGAAATACGGAATTGCGTGGACAGACGGCACCGAGCGGGTGACACAGCTGAACCGCAGCCTTGAAAACAACCTTCTGAAGCAGATCGAATACCTGACGAACATGTTTTACAGTCAATTGGGTATTACCCTCGAAATCATGAATGGTACCGCAGACGAGGCCGCGATGACCAACTACTACAACCGCATCGTGGAGCCCATCGTGAGCGCCATTACCGACGAAATGAAGCGGAAGTTCCTGACCCGGACAGCAAGAAGCCAGGGGCAGAGCATTCTGTTCTTCCGTGACCCGTTCAAGCTGGCACCCATTGGCACGGTGGCGGAAATGGCGGACAAGTTCACCCGCAACGAGATCATGAGCAGCAACGAGTTCCGGCAGGTGATCGGCCTGAAGCCCAGCAAAGACCCACGTGCGGACGAACTGAGCAACAAGAACCTGAACCAGAGCTCTGACCAGGAGACTCCGACTGCCATGGCGGGAGGGAAAGAAACGGTTGACCGGCTGTTGGCAAGGGAAACTTCTTCCGTCTCGCAGGCCACCTGACGGCAGCCCTGCTTGACAGCTCCCTCTCAGAGGGAGCCTTTTTTAATGAAAGGAAAAATCAAAATGGCAGTAAATTTCGACTATGATTTTTCCGGCTATGCGACCAAGGCGAACACGAAGTGCTATGACGGGCTGACCATTGCCCCGAACGCCTTTGCGGACGACAACGGCAGAAAGGTGCCTGTGGTGTGGAACCACAACCACTCCGGCCCGGAATACGTGCTGGGTCATGCCCTTTTGCAGAACCGGAGAGACGGCGTTTATGCCTATGTGAAGATGAATGATACCCCCAGCGGCCAGACGGCATTGGAGGCCGTGCGCAGCGGAGACATTGATGCCATGAGCATTTTTGCAAACGGCCTGAAGAAAGCTGGCCAGACAGTGATGCACGGCGTGATCCGGGAGCTGAGCCTGGTACTGGCCGGATGCAACCCTGGTGCACTGATCGACGAGATCGTGGCGCATGGCGCGGACAGCGACGGTGAAGGCGGCGAAGCCTTTATCTATACGGACGGGGGCCTGAGCCTGAAACACGGCCTTGACCCTGACGACAACCCTTTGAACGAGGAGGATGACGAAATGGCAAAGGAAGGCGGCAAGACGCTGGAAGAAGTTGTGGACACCATGAACGACGAGCAGAAGGAAGCTCTGTACGCTCTGGTGGGCATGGCCAAGAACGACCTTGACGAGGACGATGACCCCGAAGAGGACGATTACGATGAGGAAGACGACGAAGACGATTACGACGATTACGACGAGGAGGACGACATGAAGCACAACGTTTTCGACAATGACCCCGAGCAGGGCGTGCTGCGCCACAGCATGGACGAGATCAATGCCGCCATTGCAGACGGCAAGAGCTGCGGCAGCATGAAGGACGCATTTATCGCCCACGGCATTGAGGATGTGGAGTGGCTGTTCCCCGAGGACCACCTGCTGGACACCCCGCCCCGCATTATCGACAACGACCAGAGCTGGGTGAGCAAGGTGATGAGCGGCGTGCACCACATTCCCTTCAGCCGCGTGAAGAGCATGGCTGCCGACCTGACCGAAGAGGATGCCCGCGCCAAGGGTTACATCAAGGGTAACTTCAAGAAGGAGCAGGTGTTCAGCCTGCTGAAGCGCTCTACTACCCCCACCACCGTTTACAAGAAGCAGAAGATGGACCGCGACGATGTGGCGGATATTACCGGCTTTGACGTGATCGCATGGCTGAAGCAGGAGATGCGCGTGAAGCTGAATGAGGAGCTGGCCCGCGCATACCTGATCGGTGACGGCCGCCTTTCCTCCAGCGATGATAAGATCAACGAGGGCAACATCCGTCCCATTTACAACGACGATGACCTGTTTACCATCAAGGTGCAGGTGGAGACCGCTGCCGGCGACGACACTGCTACGAAGCTGGACAAGATGATGACCGCTGTGCTGAAGGCCCGCAAGAACTACAAGGGTGCAGGCAACCCGACCTTCTACACCACCGATGATACCCTGACCGACCTGCTGCTGCTCAAGGACAAGATCGGCCACCGCCTGTACAAGAACGAGGCGGAAGTGGCACAGGCGCTGCGCGTGAAGGAGATCGTGACCGTGCCGCAGATGGAAGGCATGACTGGTAAGCTGGGCGGCGAGTTCGTTGGCATCATCGTGAATCTGGCTGACTACACCGTTGGCGCAGACAAGGGCGGTGCTGTGAACATGTTCGATGATTTTGACATCGACTACAACCAGCAGAAGTACCTGATCGAGACCCGCTGCTCCGGTGCCATGACCACCCCGTTCGGCGCAATGGCCATTGAGTATAAGGCTGCCTGATAAGGAGGAGATGCAAAATGCTGAACAAGCTCTATGAGCAGGGAAAGGACCTGCACGTTGCAAACTATGTGGCCTATGGCAAGACCGCTGACCACAAGCTGTATGCCGACGAAGGTTATAAGGAGACCGCGACCAAGGCCGAGATCGAGAATGCCTTCGTGAAGGGCCGTCTGCTGATCGTGGAGGGCGCAAACTATCTTGTGCCTGTGGCCTTTGGTGCGACCGGTGTGATCACCGTTGTGACCGGTGAGACCGTGAAGACCCAGGCATGGGCTGCTTCTGCCGAAAAGTAAGCAGAAAATTCAAAATGGAGTGAAAGTGCTATGAGCAAGTGGTTTGGGAAGCTTGGTTTCGTGGAGACCAAGGAGACAGAGCTGAGTGTGCACTCGGAGATCGTGACAGAGCGTGACTGTTACGGCGACCTGACACGGAACATGCGCAGGTTACAGTCCGGCGACAAGGTGAACGATGATATCAGCCTTGCGAACACGTTAAGCATCATCGCTGACCCGTATGTTCAGGAGCACTTTTGCAATCTCCGGTATGCGACGCTTTACGGCGGAAAATGGAAGGTGACGGACGCGAGCGTGGAGTACCCGCGCATCGTGCTGACGCTGGGAGGGTTATGGCATGGCAATGAAACTGAGTGAAAGACGCTCCGGGCTGGATGCGCTTTTGCGCAGCATCGTGAAACAGCGGTGCGGCAGTGAAAACGTGTACTACCAGCCGCCTGCAAACCTGCGGATGAAATACCCTTGTATTTGCTACAAGCTGGAAAAAATCTGCAGCCCGAAGGCTGACGACCGCGTATACCGCCAGACCTTCCATTATTCTGTTACCGTGATCGACACGAAACCGGACAGCGAAATGACGGCGGCCATGGGTTTGCTTGCAAAGGCTTCTCATGACCGCCATTTTATTTCGGACAACTTATACCACGACGTATTCAGCGTGTGGTACTGATACCTATTTATAAAGGAGGATAAAACCCTATGGCAAAACTGAATTGGGACGTTGACGGTACCCGCAAGTTCCACGCCGGTGTTTCGCACGGCGTGGTTTACCCCAAGGCCGATGGCGAGGGCTACGACAATGGCGCTGCATGGAACGGCCTGACCGGCGTGACGGAAAGCCCCAGCGGCGCAGAACCTACCGACCTGTGGGCTGACAACATGAAGTACGCCCGCCTGATCTCCGGCGAGGACTACGGCTTTACCATTGAATCCTATATGTACCCGCCCGAGTTTGAACCCTGCGACGGTCTTGGCAGTCCTGTGAAGGGCGTGCGCATCGGCCAGCAGAAGCGCAAGGCATTCGGCTTTACATGGCAGACCAAGGTGGGCACCGATCAGGACCCCGATGCCGGTTACATCATCCATGTGGTGTGGAATGCGACCGCAAAGCCTGCTGAGAAGAGCCACGAGACTATGAACGACAGCCCGGATGCCGAGACCTTCAGCTGGGAGTGCGATACCGTGCCTGTGAACATTGCAGACCTGAAGGCTGCGGCGGTAGCAGAGTTTGACAGCACTGAGCTGACCGCAAAGCAGATGAAGGCCGTGGAAGACCTGCTGTACGGCACCGACAGCGAGGAGGCAAAGCTGCCCACCCCGGACGAGCTGCTCGCTGCAGTAAAGGCTGCTGTGTAAAAACGCCCTCTCAGCGCGCAGTCCGGCGTTTGCCGGTGCTGCTTGCAGCTCTCCCGAAGGGGCGAGCTTTGCTGAGAGAAAAAATCAAAATGAACCGATAAGGAGAGATTAAGATGCTGAAAAAGACCATTTCCTATACCGACTATGACGGCAACCAGCGCACCGAGGACTTCTACTTCAACTTGTCGAAGGCGGAGATCACCGAGATGGAGCTGAGTATGGAGGGCGGCATGCGTGCCTACATCAAGAGGATCATTGCAGCGAAGAGTCAGCTGGAGCTGGTGAAGCTGTTCAAGGATGTGGTGCTGAAGAGCTACGGCAAGAAGAGCGCAGACGGCCGCCTGTTCATGAAGAACGACACCATCCGTGCTGAGTTTGAGGCACATCCGGCCTACAGCATGATCTACATGGATCTGGTGACGAACGAGGCCAAAGCAAGCGCCTTTGTGAACGGCATTATGCCCGCCGACATGCCGAAGCAGAACCCGGCTATGGAGATGGCCGCAGCCGCAAGCGCTGCGCCCGCACTGAGCGTGGCATCGGAACAGGGCTGATAAGCTCTGATATTTTTCCGCTTTGGCGGAGAGAGGCTGCGCCGGGAAATTTCCGGGCAGCCTTTATTTTTTTACTCCTTCAGGCGCTGACGCGCCAGCTCCCTCTTGGAGGGAGCCTTTTAAAGGAGCACATTTAAGAGCACAGGGAGAGTGAAAGAATGCTGGAGCTGCATATTCCCGGCGAAGAACGCTGGGATGAGCGAACAAACATGTTCGTATACGACGAGCCGGTAACTTTGAGGTTAGAATACAGCCTGCTCTCCCTGTCTAAATGGGAAAGTAAGTGGCACAAGCCGTACTTGGACGAAAATGTGAAGAAAACACGCGAAGAAACGCTGGATTTCGTCCGATGCATGACTCTGACAAAGGGTGTGGACCCGACCGTATACGCAAGACTGCGGTGGGAAGACTGGCTGGCCATTCAACGATATATGAGCGACCCGATGACGGCCGCGACCTTTAAAGACCGCAAAGGCGGCAAGAAGCGCGCACGCTACCAGACGGCAGACCTGTTCTATGCCGCCATGGCAAGCTACGGCATCCCATTCGAGTGCGAAAAGTGGCACCTGAACCGGCTTTTGGCGCTGATCCGGGCCTGCGGTGAAGAGAACCTGCCGCCCGAGAAGATGGGCAGACACGAGCAGGCGGCGCACATCCGGGCGCTGAATGCACAGCGCAGGGCGAAGTTTCACTCGAGGGGGTAAGAGCTTTTGAGCAAGGTAATTGAGATCCGGCAGAAAGGCGACTTTAAGAAAAGCCTGACCTTTTTCAGCCACATCAAGAGCTGGAGCGTGCGACCAATCCTTGAGAAATACGGAAAACTGGGTGTAGAACGGCTTGCGGATGCCACCCCGAAAGCCACCGGAAAGACAGCGGCAAGCTGGAGCTACGAAATCAAAATGGACAAGAGCGGGGCCACGCTGTGCTGGAAGAACTCCAACATTGTGGACGGAGTGCCCATTGCGGTGATCTTACAATACGGACACGGCACAAGAAACGGGGCCTATGTGCAGGGGGTAGATTATATTAACCCTGCCCTGGCTCCGATTTTTTCTGCTCTGGCCGATGAATTGTGGAAGGAGGTAAAGAGCCTGTGAGCCAGGAAGTGGACGAGCGCGTAGTAGAAATGCGGTTTGACAACGCGCAGTTTGAGAAGAATGTGCACCAGACCATGCAGAGCCTCGAAAAGCTGAACGACAGCTTACGGCTGGACGGAGCGGAAAAGGGCTTTGAAAAGATCGGCGATGCATCGGCTAAAGTGGACTTTGACGAGATGCAGGGTGCGCTGGACGACCTGAGCGGAAAGTTTTCGGCCGTGGAAGTGATGGGCGTTGCGGCCCTGAGCCACATTACGAGGCAGGCCATTGATACCGGTGAAAGACTGGTAAAGAGCCTTTCCCTCGATCAAGTGACGAGCGGCTGGAGCAAGTATGCTCAGAAGACCGCCAGCGTGCAGACCATCATGAATGCGACGGGTAAGAGCATTGCAAAGGTGAACGGCTACCTTAGCAAGCTGATGTGGTTTTCGGACGAGACAAGCTACAGCTTTACCGACATGACACAATCCCTTGGACAGCTTACAGCGTCCGGCGGTGACATTGAGAAAGTTATCCCGATGATCATGGGCATGGCAAACGCCACGGCCTATGCAGGCAAGGGTGCAAGCGAGTTCTCCCGCGTGATCTATAACCTGAACCAGAGTTACAGTCAGGGTTATCTGAGCCTGATGGACTGGAAATCGGTAGAGCTTGCGGGCGTGGCAACTGCTGAGCTGAAAAAGCAGATCATCGAAACCGGTGTAGCGCTTGGCAAGATCAAAGAAGGCGCTGTAACGGTTGGCACGTTCAGCTCAACGCTATCGAAAAAATGGGCTGACAAAGAGGTGATGGAGACCGCCTTTGGCAAGTTTGCCGAGTTCAGCGAAGCCGTGAAGAAGATGGTGGACGCGAATCCCGGTATGCTGGCATCGCAGGCTATTGATGCCCTGGCTGACAAGTACGACGAAGTGACTGTGAAGGCCTTTAAGGCGGCACAGGAGGCAAAGAGCTTCAGCGAAGCGGTGGACGCTACGAAGGACGCTGTGAGCAGCGGCTGGATGGAGACCTTTGATATCCTGTTTGGCAACTACGAGGAAGCAAAGGGATTCTGGAGCGATCTGGCGGAAGAGTTCTGGAACATGTTCGCAGGCGGTGCGGCCGGGCGGAACAACTGGCTGAAGAGTGCCTTCGACTCCGGCCTTGACCAGCTGCTGGGAACGGAAGGCTTTGGTGACGCCGGAGACAACTACACAAGCCTTTTGCAGAAAGCGCTGGTGAATCAGGGCCTGCTGAGCGAGGAAGGCATTGAAGAGGCGGGCAGTTTCCAGAAGGCATTGGAAGAAAGCGGCGTGACCGCCCAGCAGCTGTATGAAGTGCTTGGTGAAGCGGCTGAGCATTACCATCAGCGTGCTGCCATGAGCGACGAAGAGCTGAATAAGCTGGGGTTTGACCGGGACAAGGTGTACGCGCTGGCAAATGCCTACGACTCCTTGGCGGAGCAAATTCAAAATGGCAGTGTGAACCTGGACGACCTTGCAGGCAAGATGAACCAGCTGAGCGGCCGGGAGCACTTTTTTAACGGCATCCTGAACGTGCTGGAAGGCATCAACAGTGTATTGAGCCCGATCCGGGACGGATTCGGTGATGTGTTCATGACCGACGGAAGCCCGCTGTACAACTTTCTGAAGGGGTTTGACGAGCTGACCGGGAAAATGGCGCTGAGCGAAGAAACTGCGGAAAAGGTACAGAAAGTATTTACCGGCGTATTCCGGGTGTTGAGCATCGGGCTGAAGGGCGTGAAGGCGGTTGGCAAGACCGCTTTTATGATCCTTGGAAAGCTGCTGGATCTGCTGAGCCCGATGGGTGACCTTTTGCTGAACATTGGAAGCTGCATCGGCAATCTGCTGACATGGGTGGACGAAAGCCTTGGACAGGCAGAGAGCCTTAGCGACGTGCTGGGTATCCTTGTGGGTGCTGTTGCAGCGCTGTTGAGCCCCATTGCGGACGTGGTGAAGGGCGTGAAGGCCCTTGTGCGCGGTGGAAGCATGGAAGAGGCAAAGAAGCAGTTCGGCGCATTCGGCACCGTGGTGGATGCAGTGGGCAGTGTGCTGGACAAATTCAAAATAGGCAGTGTTTCGGCAGGAAACGTCATCGGTACGGCGTTCCAACTGCTGGGCGGCATTCTGCTGGGAGCCTTTGAGGGTATGGGTGCGCTGATCGGCCGTGCATTCAACGGGTTCAAGGGTGCCGGGGACACGGTGAGCGAGTTTGCCGACAGCAAGGTACCGCTGCTGGAGAATATCCGGGACGTGGTGCTGAGCCTGCCGGAGAAGGCAGAAAAGGCGCTTGCGGACTTTGGCGGAACGCTGACCAGCATTATGAGCAACATCAGCGGTGCGTGCAGGAATGCACTCAGCGCGGTGAAGGATTTCTTAAACCTGCAGGATGGAGTGGATCTTTACCGGCTGCTGGCGCTGATCGACGTTGGCGCACTGGCGGCAGCAATCTACGGTGCAACGGTGCTGCTGAAGAAGGCAAGCGACAACTTCAAGAAAACACTGGCGAACCCCATCGGTGATTTCTTTAACAGCCTGACGGGTGCCGTGAACACCTGGACGAAGGCAAACACCACGAACAACCTTGCCACAGCGGCGAAGGCCATTGCAACGGCAGTGGCGTTAATCAGCGGGAGTATGTATCTGCTGGCGAAGATCAACGACCCGACGCGGGCGGTGCAGGCTTTGGCCAGCGTGATCTCAGAATTGTTCAGCATGGTGGTGGCACTGAAAGTGCTGGCAGCCACCGACCTGACAGGACTGGACACGGCGAAACTGATCGGGACCGTTGTAGCTATCAGCATCGGCATGGCGGCGCTGACGAACACGGTTGCAAAGCTGGGAAAAATGGACGCGGCCCAGGCAGAGAAAAGCGTGGAAGCGGTTGGGCACATTGCGGCGATGCTGGCCGGAATGACCGGACTGCTGGCGCTGTTCAACAAGCAGCTTGGCGGCGTGAAGGGTGCGGGCGGATTTGTGGCTGCGGCTGCGGCGGTGGATATGATCGCACTGGCACTGATCCCGCTGGCAAAAGCGGAAGCAAACGGCCTTGACATTGACGGGGCCGTGGAAGCCATCAACGGCGTAGCCATTGCCATGAGTATCCTGACTGTAGCGGCAGGCTTTGCGCAGAAGCTGGCGGGAAAAGCAGACGTGAGCACCCTTGACAAGATCATTAAGTATCTTGTGAAGCTGGGCGGAATGCTGGTTGCCATCAATGCAATGGGAACGGCGCTGCTGATGGCGGCAGGGGCTGTGGCGATATTTGCAAGCCTTGGCGACCGCATGATGGACGGTATCCGGGGCGCAGGGCTGGTAGTGAGCGGCATTGCGGCATTGCTGGTGCTGATGGCAAACACGAAGGTAAACCCCTTGCGGATGAAAATGGGTGCAGAGAGCATGGTGATCGCCAGTGCTTCGCTGCTGGTGATGGCAGCTGCCATAAAAC